AACTTCAACGGTTCAGGACATTCTTCAATAAGTCTTTTTGCCTCATCACGCTCAAGCCATCTGACGCGTTTGTTTCTGACGGCTGGTACCTTGATTACAGGCGCTTTCTCCAGCCATTTCCAGTCACGTTCTGCCGCCCGGAGAATGGCTTTCATCAGTGCGAGGTGCTTTGCCTTTGTCGATGTAGTGACCGGTTTAGCTGAATAAACTGGCACTGGCTCTCCATTCTTTTGCGCCGCGGCAGCTTTTATTTTCCATATCTCAAGCTGCTTGCGGTTGCTCATCTTGTTTACTGCTAAGTAAATCTTTTGCTCGGTTACATCCTTTAACCGTACTCCCTCAAAATGCGCCAGCCAGAAAGCCATACGGCTGCGGTCATCTTTCAGTGATTTCTTCTCTGCCTTTTCCTCCAGCCAGCGCATGCAGGCATCATCAAACGTTACGTCAGGAAAATCGCCAAGCCTGTCTACTCGCCACAATTCAGCCTTGCGCTTGTCATGTAGCTCAGTAGCGAGCCGCTTGTCGGAAGTCCCAAGGCTTTCCTTAATTCGCTTCCCGCCCGGCGTCGAGTAGGACGCGTACCATATTTCACCTCTGCGGAAGATGGACATTTTCTTTCCTCTTTTATGTCATCACCCGCGCTCACCTGGACAGTATGCAGCGGAGACTGAAGCGCCGCAATGCAGGCTTGTCGTGTGGTGAGGTAAGGGGATTTCGGTTTGGTGGGGTCTTTACGTGTTGCCTGTAGTCGGCCTGTGCGAATCCAGTTGGTGGCGGTAGGTCTGGATATCTTGAGAAATGCACAGGCCTCATCGAGTGTGAGACTGTGTGATTCCATGGTTACTCCTGGTCAGAAAGAAGCTCTTTTATCCATTTATATGTTTTTGGTGCTCGCTTATCTGGCCTCTTAAGCTCAAGCTTAAGCAGAGCAATAAGTGAATCCCACTCACGTAAAATCGGAGAAAACCGCTTTACCTTTTTCGCTATGAGCGGAAAGCTATCTTTAATTTCAGGTATTTCATCTACGAGCATCATGCATCTTCGCAAATCGGCAGGATCGCTTGGTGCGTCAAACCGTCCGTGGTAGAAGCTCTTTTCCAGCCCAAGAGCAATAGAAGCCATAGTTGCGCTACTTATGCCAACGTGGCCTTTCGTTTGCCACTTCAATACCTTCATTGCTAAATCAGACATCATTCACTCCATAAAACAAAACCCGCCGTAGCGAGTTCAGATAAAAAAATCCCCGCGAATGCGAGGATTGTTATTCACATTTGACGGCAAGTTGCAGGTTAGCCATTACCGCACCTCCAGTCTCCATACCGCCTGACCAATCCGGCTGGCATAGGTATCTTTGGATACTGTTCCGTCTTTAGCCATCTCCATAAGAATTTTGCGCAAATCTGCCGAACGCCATTCTTCATCAGGAAATTCCTTCTCCATTGCCAACCGCAGATTCCAGGTTGCCATCCTGAATGGATATTCCCCGCCGAGAGCTTTATCTTGCAGGGCAGCCCGGGAACGCATCACCTGCAAAATCTTCTCTTTGACATCCATCATTTTGCCTCCAGAGGAGGTTCTGGTAGAGGCATCCAGAACAAGGCGTTCCCTAACCACGATAAAGTGCCGTCGCTCAACTCCACGTATTCCTCTTGTACCTGTCCTGCCATATACTCGCCGTGCTTTGAATAAATTAAAATCCAATCATCTTGAGCGGGCATTCGCTCACTACAGCTTATCCAACCATCCGGAGTTACCGGAGAGTTGCCAGCCAGCGCGTTCAACTTGTAAGCCTGACTTACAGGTACGGCACCATAGAGCATGGCAGCGCAACAGGCGTTCCATGAAATTTCCTGAAGGTAACGACGAATCTGTGTGCTGCATATACTCCTCCCTGACTCCTGGCTGTTAAACCATGTTTCAAATTTCGGCCCTACATGTGCTGATTGGGTGGTGACGTTGGCAAAGGCTGCACGCAACCCGGTCTTAATTTCCTCTACCTCATCAGCGCCCGGCGATGAATCTGACAGTGCGTGATGGAATGCGTAAGCCATGTCGTCGTTTACTGCAACCTCTATGCACTGTGCCTGCGCTGGAGGTGCTGCATAAAGTGGTGTTATATCTGCCCTAAAATCACCTACTTTATACAGCCGCACACACCGCTCGACTTCTGCTTTGTCAGAATACATATCGGTGAACGTATTATATTCATGGTCAATTTGCGTGAAGGTTGCCTTCCACGCCACTGGCTCTGCTTCCAGTGATGCCAGTGCGATACGAAACACATTGGCAAGCAGACTGTTTGAAGATTGGTTATCGTGCGCCGCGTCGCTCAGGAAGCCAGTGATAAATGATTTAATCTCTATGCTTTCTCTGGTAATAGTGGTCATATCACTCTCCTTTGATGCGAATGCCAGCGGCGCGCTCGGCTTTACTTTGTTCCCAAAACCACTTGTGAAGCTCCATAAGCTTTTCGTCAATCGGTGCATATTTGCGATTAAAGTAGGCCTGAGCATCTTTCTCAGATTCGTCCGGCAATTCGCCCGGGCCAAACAGTGTGTTATAAATCCATGCCAGTCCGCTCTTAGCGTCGCCAGTTGCCTGCCATTCGATAATGGCAGCCTGCATGACCAGAATGTTTTTCCCGATTAATAGGTCCAGTTCTTTGTACCGGTTGCGGATGTATGCATTCTCGCTTTGTAATTTTGCGTTGCGCTTTTCTGAGGCTTCAAGTAACGCCTGCTTATCGCGTAGAGCTTCTTCCAGTTCAGCAACATGGCATTCACTATCAATAAGGTTGTTCTCTGCTGCTTCAAGCTCAACACGCAGCTTCCCAACCGTAAGCGCAATCTCCTCGTTCTCCTGGTCGCGGGATTTGATGTATTGCTGGTTCCTTTCCCGTTCATCCAGTAGTGCCAGCACAACCTGAGGTGTGACCTTCATACGAAATGCCAGCAATTTTTGTGGTGTGGCTGCTATTTTTATTGCTTCTGCCGCATCACGCAGTGCCTGATAGTCAATTGTCATTCTCGCCATCCTTCACAGTTGTAATCACTACAGCCTTCAAAATCATATGGGCTGTACTGCCAGGAGATTTTTCCGCAATGCGGACAATTCCAACGCACCTTCCCGCTTCGCGACTTCTTTCTTCTGTTCTGCTCTTTCAACCAGTCAGGCATGACCAAACCTGCGCCCTGAACCATTGTTCTGCGGTTAAAGTTATTGATATTGAACGTCCTGCGCTTTGCTGCATCAGCAATGGAAAATGGCAACCAAACTATTCCTGGTTCGTTTTTGTTGGCGACGCTAAAGATGGTCGCTTTACTGAAGTCATCTGTTGGCAATCCACCGTGTTGAAGCCAGTAAACATCGTTGCCGTTCCAGCTACCTTTTTTGTAGGCCACATACGCAGTGCAATCTGACTCAATCAGGCTTTCTGTAGGGATGTACTGGCAATCAACGTGCCACACTGCCATTGCATCCACGCTATCAGCGCAAACAGGCTGATCGATATCTCGCCCACAATTCCAGGCTTTTTGGGCTTCTTCCAGCGTGTAAACATGAGCGCGATCGATATCAGAACTGTAACCATTGCCGTTATGGCAATGGAATGAAGCGTTATTGCCCACAGTTTCACGCGAGCACATCATGTAAAAACGGTTAGTCACTGGCTGCCTCCTTTGCGCCACATCGCATTCAGATATTTGTTTTCATTCACTGATGGAAAAGAATTTCTCTTAAGTAATTCCTCTCTCGATGGCATTGGCTTTACGCGTTGGCGAATAATCATTTCTGCCGGAAGAATGCCGGGATTGTATGCAAGTCCTCTCATGGTAAATTCCTCAGTCATTACTGATAGCGCCATAGCGTGAGCGGTAATTACGCAGGCGCGGGTCGATATATTCAGGGAAGTGGGTATATGTGGCTTTACGGAATGGTCGGATTGATGTCTGGTAAATTCGCTCTCGTTCTTCTTTCTCTGCAAGCCATATACAGTGGCGAAATTCCTTTTCCTCTTTCGTTTCCTGTGGTAGCGACATTATCCGATCGTAGTTTTTTCTGAATTTATCCAGCACCTCCGATACGGATTTGCCGGAACAGCGGCGCGGGTCATCCGCACCATACAAAGGCGCTGGCATGTTTTTCTCCTGTTTATTATTTAGCTAACTTTTTCCAGATCGCTGAAACGTATTTGGCTTGGTGGATGGCATCATCAAGCGCGTTGTGGCGAGTTCCTTTGAATGGCATATCTCGCTTAGGGTCGAATCCTATTACCTTTCCAAGCTCGACGATTGTTCTTACGTCGCGGTCATTCCACCACTGCCACGGAACTGGCTGCCCTGTCAGCGAATAACTGTTTCGGAGAATAACGCAGTCAAATGATGCTCCATTCCCCCAAACCTGAACGAATTTGTGGTTAGCGTTCTTTATGATGAATTCAGATAACCATGAAAGAGCCGTTGAAAGCTCCTGAGTGTTGCTGGTTAGCGATTTTCTGGCTTCTTCACTCTGTTCCAGCCACCATAAAATCGTTGAAGCGTCAGGACGCGCCCGATATCGCATTGATGACTCAAGCGAGATATTTACCGAGAACTCTTCTCCTGTTTCTCCGGTATTCGGTTCAAATAATACCGCCCCAATAGAAATAACTGGCGCGTATGGCCCGTTGCCCATTGTTTCAAGGTCAACCATCAAGTGATTCATGTAAGTCCTTAAATTGCGTGAATAGCGTGACGAGGG